GACAATTCTGTCACGGTGCTGGCAGAAGTGCGTTGCAGTCGTTCGGCGTTTCGTCGTGCGGGGTTCCTGTTCACGCGTGGACGTCAGCAGGTTGAGGTCACCCCGGAGCAGCTTGCCCGACTGGAGGAGGAGCCATGCCTCACTGTGCGAATACTACAGACGTCTGCTGATGATGCGGGGAGCGTGGCGGGTGTGGTTCATGCAGTGGCCGGTACAGATTTAGCCGAAGCCGAAGCCGAAGCCGAAGCCGAAGCCGAAGCCGAAGCCGAAGCCGGACAGGATGCTCCCCGGAAAAAGACCGGTAACAAAGCGGAACAGGCCCGTGCATGAATTACGCCACTGAAACCGATATGCGGGCGCGTTACCGCGAGGATTTGCTCAGGCCGTTACTGGCTGTGCCCCGTTCGGATGAGCCGGACACGCGCAAGCTGAACCGGGCGCTGACAGATGCGTCAGCCCTTATCGACAGCTATCTGTCCGCCCGTTACACGTTGCCGCTGGAGGTTATTCCGGCCGTTCTTGTTCAGCACTGTTGCGCGATTGCCTTTTATTACCTGTGCGATCAGCGAGCCTCCGATCAGGCGCGTGACCGTTACCGTGAAGCGCTGGCCTGGCTGAAAGATGTCATGAACGGCAATGTGCCGGTCGGTGTGGATACGAACGGTGCGGCCCCTGAATCCGGGGATTTACCACAGGTTCAGTCTGATGCAGCGGTATTCGGGCGCAACCAGAAGGGCTTCATATGATTACGGAAACCGAACAGGCATACATCGCCCGTATCCGTGAGTATTTCGGGAATGAACTGGTGTCTGTTGACACGCATCCCGGCGACTGGAGCGACAGCGTACTGCGCACCATGCTGATTAACGCCCCGGCGATCTACGTTGCCTGGCTGGGTGCCGGTGAAGGCCGTACCCGTGGTCGCCTGGTCAGTCACTGGGTGTTCTACGTCATCGGCGACATGCTCAACGGGCGTGAGGCCAGCCGTCCCGGACTGTATCAGATTGTGGCCCGGCTGATTGCCGTGCTTAACGGCTTCAGAACAGAAAAAACCTCACCGCTTTACTTTGAAAAGGCGGTCAACGGTTACACCGAAACCCAGGCGGACAGTGGTGCGGTGATGTATGCGCTTTATTTCTCCTGCGAGGAAATGATCGCACCGCTGACCGATACCAGCTCGCTGGACGACTTCCTGCGTCATTACGAAACCTTTGTGGAGCCGCCCGGTACGCCGCCGTTTGAGGCACATATTGATTTGCCGGGGAACACGACAACGGCGGTCGAACCGCCGGAGGAACTGTAAATGAAAACCATCTTTATCAAACCCGCGCCGGGACGCCTGATTCGTGATCCCGACACAATGCGCCCGCTGGCACAGGAGGGGGAGGAAAAGCCCTTTACGCCGTTCTGGTGTCGGCGTCTTGATGACGGCGATGTCATTCAGGCTGAAAAAGCCGCTGAAGAGGCTCCGGCTGTATCTGCGGATGCAACGACTGCGACAGAAAAACCGGTCGCCCAACCGGCATCCGATAAGGAGAAACCGCAATGATTAATTTTGACGGGATCGGTAATGACCGCCGTATACCGCTGATTGAGGTTGAGTTTAATAACTCCATGGCTGTCACCGGCACTCCGGCACAGCGTCAGTGTGTGCTGCTGTTTGGTCAGGCGAGAATGAAAGAGAATGCCGTGGACGGTGCCGGTGTTCTGGATGTTCCGGTCAGGATCACCCGTGCGTCTCAGGCAACAGAACTCTGGGGGCGCGGCTCCATGATTGCCCTGATGGTGGCGGAATTTATCGCCATCAATCCTGATGCTGAACTGTATGCCATTGCTCAGGGGAACGGCACCGGACAGGCAACGGCTGCGGCCATGAATCTGACCGGAACGGTCACCCGTGACGGGATTGTTTATGCCTGCGTGGGGGGGCGGCGTTATACACTCCCGGCACCAAAAGGTAAGAAAGGCAAAGAACTGACCGACGAGCTGGCCGCGCTGATCAATGCCGATCCTGACGCGCCCTTCACGGCCTCCTCTGGTGCAGGAAGTGGTGATAATGGCGCAGGTCTGAAAGGGTCTCTGGGGATCACCGCCCGCTTTACCGGTGAATGCTCCGTTCATGATGTGCGCCTGAACTATCACGACGGGGAAGCAACCCCGGAAGGAATACAGGTCGCTATAGCCTATCCGAAACAAAAAGCGGCTAACCCGGATATCACCCGAAGCGTGGCGGGTATGGGCGATCGCCAGTACAACTATGTCGTCATGCCCTATAAGGATGATGCAAACCTGAAAATCATCAGTGATGAGCTTCTGAAACGCTGGGGACCGGCCAAAATGTCTGACGGCGTGCTGTGGCTGGCACATACCGGCACGTTTGGTGAGGTGCAGGCATTCGGGGCAAAACGCAATGATTTTCTGGCGACCTGCACATCCATTCCCAAAGCCCCTGAACCGGATTACCTCTGGGCAGCGGCGGTCTGTGCCACCTGTGCACCCTCTCTGGGAGCAGATCCTGCGCGTCCGCTTCAGACGCTGGCGCTTCCGTCACGCATGGCCCCGGCTCCGGCCGATCGTCTGACGCGTGAAGAGCGTAACAGTCTGCTGTGGGGAGGGATTGCCACGGTCAGTGTGGCTGCCGGTGATGTGGTTCAGATCGAACGTCAGGTGACCATGTATCGCCAGAACGTGTACGGCGAAAGTGATCCCAGCTATCTGGATGTGGAAACCATCTACACCCTCTCCTGGCTGCGTTATTCCCTGCGTACTTTTATCACACAACGTTTTCCGCGCCATAAACTGGCTGATGACGGGACGCCCGTTCGTGCCGGTCAGAATATCGTGACGCCGGAGATCATGAAGCTTCAGTTAATTTCGCTGGGTGAAGAGTGGGTGGAACTCGGGCTGGTCGAAAATCTGGACACCTTTAAAAAGAATCTGCTTGTGGAGCGTAATGCGTCAGATCGAAACCGTCTTGACGTGTTATGCACGCCGGATCTGGTTAACCAGTTCCGCTTCCTGGCAGCACAGATCCGTTTCATTTTGTGAGGTAAGGCATGAGCGGAAAACAGTATCAGGGTACGGCCACTATCCGTGTGAACGGTCAGGAATACGAGACGCTTGAGGGGGCTACATTTTCTCCGTCTGGTTTTGAACGTGAAGTGGTGAAAGGCGCGAAAGTCTATGGTTACCGCCAGAAACCACGTGAAGCGACGCTGGACTGCAAATTTCCGGCAGGCGGAGAAGGTTCACCAGCCGCCGATGAAATCAACAACTGGACTGCGGTCACTATCGAGTTTGTGGCGGATACCGGCGAAGTCCACATGATGACGAAGGCCTGGAGCAGTGAACCGGCCTCGCTTGACGGTGGCGGGGAGATCTCCGTGAAGTTCGCCAGCGCCTCCAGTACCCGTGTTCAGTGATCAGGAAAAATAAAATGACCACACGTAAGAAAAAAACGGCAGTTTCCGAGGCAGCCGTGATGGAGGCAATCCGGGAAGCACTTGAGGGGGCTGATCCACGCACTGCCGGGCTGACAGAGCAACTGGCAAAGGGATATGTGGATCTGCTTGATGGTCTGCCGTTTGGTGAGACCCGTGAATATCGTGTCACGTTCCGGGAACTGACAGCGAAAGACAGTATTGACGCAGAAGCAGAAGCCGAGCGCGTGGTGGAGACAAACAATGGCCCGATGCTGATAGCGTCTCCGTCGTTACGCGGTGTTGCACTGCTGCGCCGTCAGATTGCCGCAGTGGGAGACATTGAAGGTCCGTTGTCACCCCGTCAGATTGGACAGTTAAGCGAGCGCGATCTCTCCCGCCTGATGGCAGCGGTCAGCCTGCTGGATACCGCGCTTGCCGGAAAGCTGGCAGCTGACCGGGGGCGATCAGGCGCAGTGTCGGGATCAGATTGAAGAAGCGGCAATTATCCTGGGGATGGTGACAAAAAGCGGTCCGGAATGGGCGCTTAACCTCCCCCTGTCGCAACTTTACCGGCACTGCCGACAGACAGAAAAAATCATCAGAACGAAGCAGTAAGTATGGCCCGAAATCTCAGAGCATCTCTGATAGTTGATTTGCTCGGCAATATCTCAGCCAAATCCCGCCAGTGGTCACAGGAGCTGGGGGCATTCTCACGCTCCGGCCAGGCGGGGCTGGGTGGCCTGGGAAATGCTGCCCGCCGTGCCGGGCAGGAAACAGATGTACTCGGAAGCAGGATGCAGCGCACGCTGGCCGGGGTGCGGGGCAGTATCCGCCATGTCACTTCTGATTTTGACCGTCTTCAGGGCAGTATTACCGGCACCATCGGGCGGATCAGCAATCTTTACGGAATGCTGGCCGGTGGTGCTGCTGTATATGGCTTTAACCGGGGATTTATTCGCCCGGCAGCGGAGATGGAAACCTATATGATTCGCCTGAACTCCCTTTACAAAGGGGATCGGGCGAAAACTGATGATGTCCGCAGGTGGGCAATACAGAATGCGAAGGAAACCACCTGGGGGCTGGCTGGCGTCATGCAGGAATATACGTCCAGTCTGGGCTTTGGTATGAGTGACAGGGAGGCCCGAAATTTTGTCACCATGCTTCAGGATCAGGGTGCCGTGGGCGGCTGGTCACTGTCCGATGCACAGGGGGCATCCCTGCAACTGAAACAGATGTATGCAAGAGGCAGTATTCAGGCGGCGGATGCAAATATTCTTGCCACCTACGGCATTAATGCCTACCGCGTGCTGGCTGATCGTCTGGGTGTGGACCAGAAAGTGGTCAGAAAACTTGGTGAAAAAGGGCTGCTTGGGCCGGACAGTATTCGCCTGTTATTTCAGACGCTGGCGGAACAGGCCAGGGGAGCACAAAAGGACGCAATGAATTCCTGGAGTGGCCTGACGGCCATGATGGGTGACGTCTGGGACCAGTTTGCCCGGGATGTGATGGACAGTGGGCCATTTGAAAAACTGAAGGGTAATCTCAGGGGATTTCTTTCATGGGTTGACAGTGCCAAATCTGATGGCAGTTACCATTCCCTGGCGGAAAGCACGGCATCAGCCATGAACCAGGGCTTTGAGTATGCCCGTGATGCAGTGACTGGGTTTTATCAGGCGATCAGAAAGGTACGCGACACGCTTCAGGCTCTGCGGGATGCGGGCTATGGTGATGCGCTGGATCGCATTGGTCAGGGGGCACAGACCGCCGCGAAATACCTGCTGTACATGTATCTCGCCACCCGTGCCCTGAAAATGGCGCGGGCTGTCGGAACGGGGATTATACGTCCGGGTGCTGCATTGCTGGGATACGGATTATCAGCGGCGGCCTTCCTGACCTCACCTTTCCGGCGCTCTCCTCCGGCCGGAACACCACCAGGCACATCTCAGGGACGAGGGCAACGTTTTATAAACTTTCTTACCGGGGTAAATCCGGCAGCCGTTCAGCCAGTACTTGTAACAAACTGGCCCACAGGAGGACTGTCCGGCACCGGCGCGACCGATACATCCTCAGGCGGACGTCAGGGGCGGGGCCGCAGGAAACGCGGACCGGGGCGCGGAAGACCGGTCACGCCTCCCCTGCCACCGTCCCCAGTGCCACCGTCTCCCTCTTCTGGTGGGGCAGGGTTCTGGGGGCGCATGATGGGGCGCGCCGGTGGGTTACTTTCGTCTGTCGGTAGCCGCATGGGGCTGGGGCGTTTCTCCGGCTTTTTCCGCAGTGCCGGTGGACTGGCCGGCCGGCTGGGTGGAGGTGCCCTGTGGGCTGGCGCGATGGCAGCCCCGGTTCTGCTGGATGGCAGCGCCAGTGCCACAGACAAGGGAGAAGCGGTCGGCTCTCTTGCAGGCAGTATTGCCGGTGGTGCGCTGGGGGCGGCAGCCGGACCTGTGGGGATTGCCATTGGTTCTACGGTGGGCAGCTATCTCGGTAACTATCTGGGGGGATGGCTGACTGAAGCCTGGCAGAAATTACGGGGCAGTGATGATGAAAGCAGTGGACAGGCGGTACAAAAAGCCTCTGCCCGTGTGGAGCTGGTTGCCCCGGAAGGGTGGCAGGCTCGCAGTATTGATATTGATGACACGTCCGGTCACGGACTGGATGTGAATGTCTGGAACGGAGGGAATTATGGCCTCTGGTGACGGTCGTGGTGCGTTCCGTGGTGTGCCGTTCCTCGTCTGGCGTGAGCAGCGCGAACGTGGCGGGCGAAACATTGTCCGTCGGGAATATCCGTTACGGGAAACCGGTGGTGCAGACGATCTGGGACCTAAACTGGCTGAATTTACGTTCAGTGTACTTGTGATGGGGGATGATGTTCAGACACAGCGAAATCGTCTGCGTGATGCCCTTCGTGCTCCCGGTGCCGGGGAGCTGCTTCACCCGGATTACGGCACGTTAAATGTGCTGATAAACAGCTTTGAAAGTCGTTATAACGCTGCTGAACAGGGCGTGGTTGAGTTCACCATTAATGTCACGCCGGTAAGTGATGATACCGCACCTGCTGTCACACAGGACACGGCCGCCATTCTGGAGCAGAAGAGTACCACCGCGCTCGGGAAGGTTTTTGAAACCCTGGAAGCGGGCTGGACGGTGATTTCTGACGGAATGCACGATGTCCAGGCAATGACCGAAACCATCAGCGATAAGGTGTCCGCCCTGGAAAATGCCGTTTCCGGCATGGGGATTGTACAGGATATCAGTGCCTTTACTGCCACGTTCACGGCGCTGAAAGGGAATGCCACGGCATTACTGACAGCACCTTCCCGCATGGCCTCATCTTTTGCGGGGCTTTTCAGTGCCCTGATCACCCTGCCATCGCTGCCGTCACTGTCTTCAGGAGGCCTGAATACCCGGCCCGGTGGCAGTATCGGCCGGACGACATCCGCCTTCTCTCAGGGAATGCCGCAACTGTACAGGACATTATCTTCCCTGCGTTACGTGCTGGATGAGCAGGATAATCCGCAGACTCTCATCGGTCTGACACCGGCAGCACAAAAGAATATTCGTCTGATACGGGCGGTAATGCAGAGTGCTGCCGTGGTGGCCCAGGCACAGACCGTGGGAAAACTGCTGGATCAGGTTCTCAGTCAGGAAACCCTGCCGGACAGTGACGCAGCCCACCGTACCTGGCCTGTCTGGCTGGAAAGTTCAGTTGATCTTCAGCGCATTAACCGTGACTTAAGCGAAGCGCTCGAACGGCAGGTGATGACACTGTCCGGGCAGGGGTATACCGCCACGGCGCTGACGCTTCGTGATGCCAGACTGGCACTGACAGAGGATCTGAATACACGGGGAGTTCAGCTACCCGGTGCAACAGTAGTGACTGTACGTACCACCGAGCCTGCACTGGTGACCCTGTACCGTGCCACCGGGAACAGTACCGGCTGGCAACGTTTTGTGCGCCGTAACGGTATTGTTGATCCGCTGTTCATTCCCGGAGGCCATTCAGTGGAGGTGATTAGTGAGCAGCAGGGTTGAACTGTATCTGGGCGGTGAGATTTTTTCCGGCTGGCTGACGGTGAGTGTTCGTCGCTCTCTTGAACATCTGGCGGGCTCCTTTGAACTGGGGGTAATGATGCCCGGTGTACGCCTTCCGTCATCCGTCCGTGCCGGTCAGTCTCTGGAATTGCGCATTGACGGTCAGCCTGTGATCACTGGCTGGCTGGATCAGGTCCGGCAGCGCATCAGCGCCACGCGTTTTCAGATCACGCTCAGCGGACGGGATAAAACCGGTGACCTGGTGGACTGTTCAGCCATTCATCCGGGCAGCCAGTGGAGGAACCGCACGCTGGAGCACATTGCTTCAGATTTGTGTGCTCCGTTCGGGGTCACGGTGCGCTGGCAGGTAAATGATGCAACGGCAGCCCGGCCCTTTTCCACCTTCACACTGGAAAACTCAGAAACCGTGGCAGATGCGCTGACACGGGCCGCGAGACACAGAGGCGTCCTGGTAACCAGTAATGCCGCCGGTGAACTGGTTTTCACTCAGGCCGGCAGTCAGCGTGGCGACACGCTGACGCTGGGCGAAAATCTGCTGGATTTGGATCACAACGTGGATCACCGTCTGCGCCACAGTGAATACCGTGTACGGGGGCACGGGCGTGGTGGTGGTCATGCCGGGGATGCACTGACAGCCGGAACGCTGGCCGCACCCGTTGGTACGGTGACAGACAGTGCCATCCACCGTTACAGACCGAAAATTGTGCTGGCGGATCATGCTGTTGATGCAGACGGTGCACGCCAGAGGGCTGTCCGGGAAATGCGCCGGGCGGTTGCCCGCTCTGTGCGCCTGACAGCCACCGTGCGGCACTGGTTTCGGGAGAACGGCCAGTTGTGGGATATCAACCTGCTGACGGCTGTCACGGCTCCCCGCACCGGAGTGGAAGAGCGTGATCTTCTTGTCTGTCAGGTGGAGTTTTCGCTGGATGCAAATCACGGCGAAACCACCCGTCTGATTCTGGCACCCCGTGACGGCTTTATTGTTCCGGCAGAGCCGGGAAACAGCGGAAGCGGAAATGCGGGTGACGTGGACGCCTTCGTGCGGGCACAGATGAAAAAACAGGGGATTAAATTCAATGATGAATGACGAAGTCATCAGCCGCCTTCTGGCCCCCGTGATGCGGGGTGTTCGTCTGCTGTTCGGGCGTGGTGTACTGACCGGCACAACGGACACGCTGAAAATCCAGAATGTGCAAATCACCGGTATGGATGGTGAAACCTTTGATGACGTTGAACGCCCCCAGCAGTACGGGCAAATCAGCGTCCCCCTGCCTGGTGCGGAAGTTTTTCTGGCCTGTGCTGGCGGACAACGGGATCAGGCCGTGGTGCTTGTGGTGGAAGACCGCCGCAGTCGCCCGACCGGACTTACCGCCGGAGATACCGGCGTGTATCACCATGAGGGGCACCGTATACGTCTGACAAAGAACGGCCGGATCATTGTGACCTGTAAGACGCTGGAGATTTACGCCGATGAAGGTGTTCAGGTGGATACACCGGAGGCTCACTTTACCGGTAATGTCACAGTGGATAAGAACCTGCATGTCAAAGGCAATGTGTCCATTGACGGCACCGGAAGATCACAGGGGACGTTCACGATGTCCGAAGCGGTTATTGCCGGGATCACCTATTCAGGTCATGTGCATCACGATAACGGTGAAGGCAGCAAAACGGGAGGACCAGAGAATGGCTGATATTGCTGTCGTCTGGGATCAGGGTTGCGGTTCCCTGCAACTGAACGGCGCAGATCTTCTGACGGATAACAGCCTGCTGACTGCGGTCATTATTTCACTGTTTACGGACAGGCGGGCGCTGGATTCCGATGAAATCCCTGACGGCACCCGTGACCGTCGGGGATGGTGGGGAGACAGTTTCCGGGAGCGCCCCGTTGGCTCCCGTCTCTGGCTGTTAAGCCGTGAAAAGACGCTGTCCTCCGTGGTCAGCCGTGCACAGGCCTATGCTGATGAAGCGCTGGCGTGGCTGCATAAAAGCGGTGCTGCCACATCCGTGGTATGTCATGCCATGCGTGTGGGGCATGCTCGCCTTTCGCTTTCCGTGAAAATCACCCTGCCGGACGGAAGCAGACATCCGATGATTTTTTATGCTGATATGAAGGGGGAATGATGCCTTATCAGCCCTTACCACTGGCGCAACTGATCACACAGACACAACAGGATATCAGCCAGCGCCTGCCCGGTTCGCAGCCGGGCGTGAATGAAACCACCCTGAATGCCATTGCGTATGCACTGGCGGGTCTGTCAGCACAGGAGCATGAACATCTGGCCTGGATCTCCCGGCAGATAATTCCGACAGAAGCTGATGAAGCCGAACTCCTGAAACACTGCGCATTCTGGGGTGTCATCCGTAAACCGGCTTCCCGCGCTGACGGACCGGTACAACTGATGCTGACCACGGATGCAGGGATCACGGAAGGCGTACTCCTTCAGCGAAGCGATGGGGTTGTGTACCGCATCACCGGCTCTGCGACCGGAAAAGCCGGAACACTGAATGTTAATGTGGAGGCGGAAAGTGCGGGGCGCGCTGGAAATACCCCGACCGGAACCCGCCTGTCCTTTATCACGCCACAGGCGGGCATCAACCAGACAGCCACGGTCACCGGCACGGGACTCACCGGTGGTGCGGATGTGGAAACGGTGCCGGAGTTGCTGTCCAGGCTGGTATTCCGGGTACAGAACCCGCCATCAGGGGGAACACAGTATGATTTTGAACGCTGGGCACGGGAAGTACCGGGCGTGACGCGGGCATGGTGTAAGCCTGAATGGCCTGAGGCGGGTAGTGTTGGTGTGACTTTTGTTCAGGATAATAACCCTGACATTTTCCCCGGAGAAGGTGATGTGAAGCGGGTGGCGGATTATATCCGCAGTCATGATGATCCGGCGACGGGCCAGCCCGTTGGTCAGCCACTTGGGCCGACAATCAGCGTGTTTAAGCTGACCAATAAGCCGGTGGCGTTTGAGATCAGGATTGTACCCAAAACGCCGGAAAATCAGGCTGCCGTAAAACAGGCATTAACAGACCTGCTTTATAACGAATCGCGGCCGGGTGGACTTGTATTGCCTTCATCATTCTGGCGGGCTGTTGCAGGGGTGAAAGGACTGGAGGATTTTGAAGTTCGCAGCCCGCTGAAGTCCGTGATGGCCGGAGATACAGAGTTGCTGACCGTGGGGGAAATCACATGGCTGTAACCCTGACCCCGCATCAGCGCGCCCTGTTGCAGTTGCTGCCTGACGGGCTGGCATGGGATAAGCGGCCGTCATCCGTTCTTGCGGCTTTGTGCCTGGGCCTCAGTCATTCCACGGAGCGTGTTTCCTGGACCGGTAACCAGATGCTGGCAGAACGTTTTCCTGATTCATCCCGTCTGCTGCTGGAAGACTGGGAGCGTTATCTGGGGTTACCGGAATGTGATATGACCGGCGCAACCATTCAGGAGCGTCAGCGTTATGCCGGGAATAAATACCGGATGAAACCCTCTCTTAACCGTGAATTTTATATCCGGTTTGCGGCAGAGTTTGGTTATGAAATAGATATTCAGCCATCACCGGATTCACAGTGGGTCAGTATTGTCACGATTAACAGTGAAACCGGCTACCGGAATATGAATGTGCTGGATGATATTCTCACGCCGCTGCGTATTTATGAAGGCGGTGCGCTGGAATGTATTCTGAACCGTTATAAGCCTGCATGGCAGACGTTTATTTACGTATATGCAAACAGTCACGAAGAGGAGAATATTTAATGTTCCATGTTGATAATAATTCCGGCGTGGCGAATATGCCTGCGCTGGCACCGGCGCAGAGTAATACCACCACCTGGTTTACCGAAGGTGACGGACAAAAAGGTATCAGCTGGATTGGTCAGGACTGGCTGAATATTCTCCAGGCCGAACTGCTGAATATTCTGGCTGAAGCCAGTATTCAGCCGGATAAGGCGCAGTTAAACCAGCTTACGCTGTCCATTAAAGCCATTATCGCTGCGAATGCCTTTTCCCGGAAAAACAACCTGAAAGAAATTGCTGATGCCGGTGCGGAAGCCCAGCGTCTTGCCCGTGGTTATCTTGGTCTTGGGGCGCTTGCCACAAAAAACAGTCTTGGTCCCGGTGACGTTAATGCTCTGGCGAAGGATCAGAACCTTGCCGACCTGGAGAATGCGGGAACCGCCCGTAATAATCTGGATGTTTACAGCAAAAGCGAAGGTGATAACCGTTACCTGCGCAGGGAGCAGAACGGCGCAGACATTCCGGATAAAGGCGCTTTTATCGATAACGTCGGTTTACGGGAAACGGTAAATAAGGCTGCTGATGCCCTGCCATCGGGTGGAACCGCCGTGGCAGCAAACAGACTCGCCACCCCAAGAAATATTAATGGTGTTCCTTTTGACGGAACGCTGGATATCAACATCACGTCAGGAATGACGCAGTCAACCGCAGATGGCCGGTATGTACAGAATGTTCAGCTTGGAGCACAGAGCTATCATTCACCCGGAGGCAATGAAATGTCATGGAATTACAGCGCACCTTCCGGTTGTATGCTTTCCGGAATTAACGTGCAGGAAACCGGCTCCCGGTCTGCGGACAATATCGGTGGGGTCTATTATCGCCCGGTTCAGATTTATATTAATAATGCCTGGAGAACGGTAAGTTCAGTGTAAACCACAGAAAAGGGTGCTGAATGCACCCTCTGAATTATTCCGGTTTTTCCGGCCAGGGAATCGCCTGGTAATGCCCCTCACTGGCAATATCATTAAAGTGCATTTCTTTAAGCTGTCGGATATACGCCATCCAGCGCGTCAGCTGTAATTTATTTTCATCGCTAATCATGTCCAGTTTTAATTCCGTTTTCCAGTCATCCACAGTTTCGTTGGCTTCCTGGAGCAGCGATGAGCGGCGCTTTTCAGCAACCGTCTTCCAGTTTACCGGCACCTTTGATATCAGGCCATCAGAAAACTGCCAGTTACCGTCAATATTCACACCTTCCGGCAGTTCGTCCACTTCAACAACAGTAAAACCTGCCGGATATAAAGCAGAGACATCTTCAGCAACAGAGCAGATAATACCCGTTACAGGCGAAATACAGAGTTTGTATTTCTTTGTGAAAAGCGGGATAGATTCATAAAAATCCCTTCCGTCCTCACTCTGGAAATACTGAACATCCTCACCATAGGGTTTGTGTTCCGGGTAATATCGTTTTACGTTAATAAGCTCCATTATTTCACCTTGTTTTTGTTGAAAAGACAAAATCATCATATATTTATTCAGATAATCTGTTTTTTGAACTACTGCACTTTTATGCGCTGGAAGCTGTTTTCCACGAACCATCTATCAGAAACTGAACAGGTCGATAATATGCGGTTACCGTTGCATTACCATCACCAGCGACATCAAGCCCTGTAAGTACGCATCCGTCAGGAACCTCAAAAATATTATATTGCATTCCAATCGTTGACCTTGAACCTCTTCGAATGCTTTGAACATAACGTGAGTCAGCCACAGACTGCGTCATCCCCGATGTAATATTTATATCCTGCGTTCCGTCAAATGGGACACCATTAATATTTCTTGGAGTGGCGAGTTTATTCGCTGCAACAGCCGCTCCGTTCGATGGCAGGGCATTCGCGGCCCTGTTTACAGTATCCCGTAAACCGAGGTTTCAGGGATGCCGTATATCTGCTTTAAAAGGCCTTTCCACCTCTTTTTAAGGAAGGTAAATACATGCTGATTGGCTATATACGCGTATCAACAAATGACCAGAACACAGGTTTACAAAGAAATGCGCTGGAATGTGCAGGATGTGAGCAGATTTTTGAAGATAAAATGAGTGGTAAAACGACACAGCGGCCGGGACTGAAGCGGGCACTGAAGAAACTAAAACCCGGTGACACACTGATGGTCTGGAAACTGGACAGGCTGGGGCGCAGTATGCGCCACCTTGTTGCGCTGACAGATGAATTACAGCAACAGGGGATAAATTTTCGTAGTCTTACTGACAACATTGATACGTCAACCCCCATGGGGCGCTTCTTTTTTCACATAATGGGTGCGCTGGCAGAAATGGAGCGTGAATTAATTGTCGAACGGACACGGGCTGGTCTTGCAGCTGCCCGTGAAAGGGGACGAACCGGCGGCAGACCCCGTCGTCTCACGCAGGAACAATACGAGCAGGTCGGGCGTTTACTGGCCGGGGGTGTCAGTCGAAGACAGGTGGCACTTATTTTTGATATCGGCCTTTCAACCCTTTATCGTTATTATCCTGCGAGCGTTTCGGAAAAATAAGACGCTCCCTTTGTTGGGCCTTTACTGAATTAACGCAAAATGGCGTTTATCGGTCTGTGGATATGATAATTCAGTTTATTCAGGAACAGGCTGATTATTATGACGTCCAAATGGGTTCAACTATCATCAATGCCC